ATGGAACATCTCTTCCTGAGTGGTGGTGATCGGCCTGAGATTCTTAAAATAGCTGAGGGACTCCCTCTGCGCTTTGGACGACCGCGTGCTGGAACCTGGTCCCTGCTTTGAGATGCTCATTGAATGCCCCCGCCTTCGATCGGAATGCACCGATCCAGTCATCGTTGCGACGTTGCAGCTGCTGGTACAGCCGCTCTTTCTCAATTGGGTGTCTGGGATCGTAGCTCACAAATACCAGCAGGTCCTGTTCGGGTGTGCACTCCAGCTGCAGCTGGGTCTGATCGACGTGCCACTTGCCCATGCCGTAGCGGACGGTCTTCGCGTGGTTGCCTTCTTTGCCTGGGCACTTGATCTCGCCGGTCCAGTTGTTGGTGGTGTCAATGAAGTCGAGCGACACGCCGAAGCACGGGAACTCCGGGTGCTCTCTGAATCCTGGGGAGTAGATGATGTCGACGTTGTTCACCATCTGGTAGGTCTTGGCGGCATCAAGCTCGTGAGCGGAACCCCAGCGCATGTACTCGTTGGCCTGGGATTGCTCGAGTTCGAATTGATCCTTGATCTGCTGCTCCGACCAGGTCAGTTCATCGGCCATCTCATCCAGCAGCCGGTTCAGCGCGTGCGGGTTGCCGAGGTTCGACATGAACGTGGCGATGCGACCGGATCCGGTGGCGTGGCCCATGCGATCGGCAAACCACCCGACGTTCCGTTGCTTGTCTTCGAGAGCACCGAATTTTTTAGCCATGGGCTGCGCGTCTTCGTTTGCTCGCTTGTCGAGGCATAGTGCGGATGTTGCCGAGACTGATGGACATCCTGGCTTGGAAGCTATCAAGCGCACGCGCCCGTCTCATCTTCTGGCTGGTCGTTCTTTTGTTCCAGTAAATGAGCGCGACATCGCAAGTTGCGCAGACTCCCTCTCGTGAGATTTTGTGAGTTCTCGCCGTTCGTGGGCACAGACTGCATCTTCTTATTGCCATTACTGATTCTCCTTTGGGTCCTCGCGTTTACTCATTAGCGCGGCCTTCGATTCGTACGTGGCCGCGATGTCGGTGAGTTCTTTTAGGGTGAGTTCGTAGTCGCTGGCGAACACGTGGGTGCCAGACTCGGCCGTCTTCAGATCGTAGTGAGCCACCGCCTGCAGCAGCAGGTCATGGCACTCTTTGAACTTGGCAATCGGAAGCTCTTCCATCACCCGGCATTCGAACTTGTCGTACACGCGAGCCACGCGCATGTGCGCCAGCTTGCACAGTACGCGCAGCCGGGAGGCCTGGTCTTTGTCGATAAGCTCGACTGACTCGCCGACGATCGGTGCATCGTCCGGCGGGTCCGGCTCGATGTAGCTCTCGGCCACGTTCGACAAATTGATCGCTCGGTCGAGTCGCTCGTTGCCACCAGGCCACTGCTTCCGGCCGCGCTTGATGGCGGTCTTGACGCACATCTCCTGGAAGTCGGTCTTCCATGGGCCGCTCGGTTTCTTCTTCTCGTCCCTCGGATTGAAGGCCTCGGATTTTGCTGCAGCCTTCATGATGTCATCGATCGGCATCCAGGTCACATGGGGAACTGGCGCGTGCTTGACGTAGGCGATGCAGTAGGCGCCGATGATATCGCCCATGTCCTCGATCTTCATCAGCGGATCCGTATTGTGGAGTACGCTCGGGCTGGTGCCGCGGGTGAGCTTGAAATTACCGAGCCGCTCCTCCTCCTCGTACACCGCGGCTGCCTGGACCAGGGAAACGAGGCCGCCGTCTGTCGCGAGCTTGATCAGTCCTCGATACCCCGGATCGAAGCAGCAGATCACATGGTTGCCTTGTCTTCGGGGGATAAGAAAACCGTGCTGCAGCACCGGGTTTAACGAGAGGCCGATGGCCGCGACATTGATGACGGCGTCCTCGATGGTCTGGGGAATGCATCGCTGCATGTACGGGCTACGTCGCATGATCTGAAGGGCGTAGCCGGCCTCTTCCTGGTAGCGTACCAGGTTGCCCATCGGCTGGGCGATTTTCTCGAAGGCTGGTTGGATGTGGGCGATGGCTTGCTCAACCACCACCATGGAATTTTGCTGGGCCATCATCGCTCCTTATTCTTGTTACCCTCACATCCAAGGTACAACACAGAACTGCACAGTACAAGGGATAATTGATCTCCGGCCGGCTATCGGATAGATTGAATTCCCGAGGGTAACAGAACAATAAAATTGGGCGAGCAGTGGCAAATAACTATCCGTATTTTCCGTTCTACGTTTCGGATTTCGACGGCGACACCAGGCACATGTCGGTGGAGTCGATCGGCATCTACATCCGCCTGCTGATTTACCAGTGGACCAACGGAAAGATTCCTGGCAGCGAGGCGATGATGATCAGAATCGCTGGCTGCGGGCACGATCAGTTCATGGAATCCTGGGAGAACGAGATCGGCCAGTGCTTCGAGAAATTTGAGGACGGCTCTGTCACTTCATACCGCAACAAGCGCCTTCAGATTGAGCGCGACAAGGTGCTCGCATCTACCGAACAGCGTCGACAGGCAGGTATAAACTCAGGAAAATCACGCCGAAAAACTTCCCGAAAACCCCCTAAGAAACAAGCACATCGAACGAGCGTTCCTTTCCCGTTCGAACGGGGAGGCAACGAGAAGGCAACGATCCAGAGCCATAACCATAACCATAGTAAAGACAAACCCATCAGTCGATTCGAAGAGTTCTGGCAGACCTACCCGAAGAAGGCCGGCAAAAAACCCTGTTCGGCAAAATGGAAAGCGAGGCGGTTAGATCGCCTTGCTGACAAGATAATCCAGAACGTCAGAGATCGCATCGAAGGCGACAGCCAGTGGCTGAGGGGCTTCGTGCCAAACCCGCTGACGTTCATCAACCAGGATCGATGGGACGATCCAATTCAAAAGGAAACCGCTGGTGAGAAAACTCAGCGATCTCGTACCGACAGCTTCGACGATATCCACGCGAAGAACCGGGAGAAGGCCGGACTCGACTAGGGCGATGCTGGTGTGGGTCCAGCTGGCTGAGGTCTACGGTAAGGCGCTCTACCGCGAGTATGGCTCAGAGCCACCGATGCTCTGGAAGAAGTCCATTGAGCAACTCAGTGACGAGCAGATTGAGCGCGGCCTGAAGAACTTGGCGGAAGATGCACTGGCGTTCCCGGCCAATCTCGGGCAGTTCGTCGAGGCCTGTGTGCGGATTCCAGAGGGGCGTCCGTGGTCGAGCCAGCCGAAGCAGATCGAGGACGATAGACCGATGGGCACGATGTCGTACGCCGACTGGAAAAAACAGAATGGATTCTGAAGACACACAGCAACAAGTCGAGCCTCGCAAAGAGACGCTACCGATCATCGCCTACAAGGGCGGGTTCGAATTGCTCGATGCGAAATGGGATCTCACCTCCGGCCGGACGGTGAAGTTCAGGCTGATGGAGGAACCAAGTAGGCCGATCCTGATGCACCCGTTCGTGCATTTTACTCGGCGCCGTGGCGGCCGAGTTGGCACCAGGTTTCACATGGTCATGACGGTGATCGGCAAGGACGCGCCGATGTTCCAAGGCGAGGTGATGCTGATGTCCGGCGGCCAGCCGCTGGGCCAGGGATTCTGGGTATCGTTCTGGCTCGATGACGAGGCCGTCCACCATCCGTTCGCCGGCTACCGCGGCCGGAAGGGTGACACACCTGGCGACATGTACTCAGCTGCGTTTGTAGAGCTTGATGACGATGACTCGGCCATCGACCAGCGCAAGCGTGAGAAGGTCGAGGACGCGCACGCCCGCGCCGGCCAGAAGCTCAGTCAGTATTGCTACCTGCTGTGCAGTAACGAGATGTTTATCCTCTACCTGGAGGAGCGAGCGCTGGTGCTCAACGAAGCAAAATCGATTCACTGGTGGGCAAAAAAGAATCGCGTTGCCAGGTGGGTGCGTTGGAGGTGTAACATCGAGTCGCGAGCAGAACTCGACACCAACCCGGAAGCGGCGAGGATTTTCCATGAACAGATTCGAGAGCCATACGCGGATTGGCGGAGTGTGAATGAATGAACCGAAACTCGTACCCGTCAGCCGGCATGAGAAAAACCTGAGGCAATTGAAGTGCGTCGTAAGTCACCGAACACCTGTGACCCTGCACCACTGCCATGGCGGCAGTATGAAAGACGTGTTCCGAAATCCCGGCATGGCGCAGAAGGCATGCCCCTACCTGCAGATCCCGCTGCATGCGAACTATCACATCGGAGAGTTTGGCATCGATTCAGGGTTTGGCGTGACGGGTTGGGTAGCTGAATGGGAGCGCACGTTCGGCCGGCAGATCGACCATCTGACAGAGGTAAGTGGGCTGCTTGGCTACGACGTAATCCGGAGCGCGAAGTTATGGATAGAGCAGAACAATCATCGCTTGACCTTGGCACGACGTTCGAACCGGTGACCCTGGACCTGCCCTGGCCGCCGTCGATCAACAGCTATTTCATGGAGTACGCGATGCCGCCGGCAGGCGCATTGATCGAGAAGCGGATCCGGGAGCATGGCTTCGCTGAGATGCATGTCTGGCTGCGCAAGAACACCAGGGTGATGAAGCGAGTCGGCGACAAGGGGCACCAGTATCGTGCCGACGTGCAGGAATACGTGCTGCGCAATCGCCTGAACAAAGGCTACCGAGAACCGCTGCTGATGCACATGGATTTCTATGCGCCGGATCGCCGCCAGCGGGATCTCGACAATCACTACAAGCCGCTGATCGACGCACTCGAGCACGCCTGCGTATTTCTCGATGATAGCCAGATCAAAGGCCACCGTACGCTGATGCAACAGGAAATAATTAAGGGCGGAAAGGTTGTCGTTCGCCTGGAGGAATTGGTATATTGAATTAGGCGGCCCGAGTATCGCCCAGGATCCTGTCTCCGTGTCGGAGACCCGCGGATCTGCAGCAGTGCTCCTGCTTGATTTGTTACCCTCAAACCATCAGACCGGGCCGCCGTCTTCTCACCATGACCGAGTGTTCAATTTGCCGTTGCGAATTCGATCTCGAGGCCGAGGGAGGCGTCGAGGGATTGATCGGTCTGATCCCGTTTGCTTTCTGCCCGACCTGCAAGTCCGGCGTCTATGAGTGGGCCTGCGAGCAGTGGGGCGACGAGGATTAGGCGCCCAGGTATTTCTTGATTGACTCGCGCAGCGGTCCTACGCCAGCGCATTGGATCGCAACGT